TGTTGTAGTAGATGTTGTAGTATTTGTTGTTAAATTTGTTACTGTATTTGTAGTTAAATTTTTAGTCGTTGCCGTAACGGTATTTTCCCATTGTTGTAAAGTTCCATCAGAATTATAATTTGTTTCTGCCGAGGAAGTGTCGGTACTTCCTGGAAGACCTGGGTTATTTGTCGAACTTGAAGACAGTTTAAATGTTTTAGTTCCTGTAGAAATTCTAACAGTTGGTGTTGGAATTGAATTTGGATCTCGGATAAAAAATGCTCCGATTAAATCTCCAAAATTATCAGAAATTAATCTAAGATCTTTTACATACGCAACCGAACCACTGGTTTGACCGACTAATTGCATACCATTAATCAAGTATCCAGAATATTTTCCTTGAGCCTCTTCAGATAATGAAATGNTATCAATATTTAAAACTTTTGATGATTGACTATATGCAGATGGTATGGTTTCTGATTTAACATAGGGATTTACTGTATATGTTGTGGAAGGAGAATTATATTTTCCATATTTATGATTTGGAGATGCAACTCTAAAATAAATTAAATTATTTCCCCCATAAGTTCCAATAACAGTTTCTCCAATAGAAAATGCTCCGGATGCGCCATAATTTTCTAATGTTTTTGAATTTGATATTTCAACCAATTTTGGGATAAAATCAATACCACTATTTCCATCAAGAAATTGATAAAATTGTGTAGATGCTTTTAAATTAGATACAGAAAATCCAGTATTTCTAGATCTCATAAATGATTCACTTGATGAAGAAATTAAAACATTTCTTATTGTAGTATCAGTGTTTCCTACAGTATCTGATACTGTATTTGAAGTAATTGCGGATGTTGTGTTTCTAGAAACTGATGATGTTATTGAAGAATCTTTCCCCACAACTTCTTCAAAATTACCTCGGCCTAAAATATCGGGTAAAAACACAGTACTAGATGATTGTGTTTGAACTGGAGTTAGTTCTACAAAAACATTACTAGTTAAATTATTCGTAAGAGTTCTGCTTGAGTTTAATGTTATATCTACATTTTTATCAGGAAGTTGAACTGTTCTAACCCAATTATCAATTTCTGGACTTAGTTTAATATCTCCAGAATAAACAGTTACATTAAATGGATTTACATTTTCAACTTTTGTTGCAAATGCCTGTTCTATCCATCCAACTGATTCATATTTAAGAGTTACTGCCTTTCCTGTTTTTTGAACATTTGAATCTAGTAATTCAAAATTTTGCGAAAAATCTAGTTCTTCATCAATTATTGAAATTGACGGAGAAATCTGTGACTTTAAAGAATTTCGACTTAAAATTGNAGTTAATTCCTGTGCTTCTGGATTAACCCTAATATTAGACAATTGATTATTGATNAATTGATANTTTTTAAAATCATCTACAAAAAATCCACTCTTAAATCTATTATTTCCTTCAAAATCTTGAATTTGTAAAGTCTGAGTANTTANTTCNAATAGAGAAAGTGAGGTTAATCTTTCTAGAGTTTCAACTCTATCTTCAATTAATCCAATATCTCTCATTGTATATCTTCTATTGTCCATTAAAGTGACAATAGCATTTTGTGGATTGTAAAGATATGGTGGTAATTTAATTGTTGCTATTTCCATTACCGCATCATTTTTATTCGATGCCTTTGGATTTTTGGATGATATTCCTTTTTCTAATATAAAATTTCCAATTTTATCCAAATATAGTTTATCAATTCTTGCCAAATAATAATCATATCCAATTAAAGAACTTTCATTTGGTGATAAAGTTAAATANGTGCTAAAAGTTCTTGCTGATGAATCAAATGGAGATTTATCATTAGTAGAAAATGTAGAAACTCTTGGTCTAAAATCTAAAGTATCCGAAGCTCTTACTGATCTTGGTCCAATAGAAGGTACATCATGAGTGAATCTTTCTTTATCATAACTTAAAACGGTAAAAACATCTCCAGAATCATTTGATGGAACTGAATAATAATCAAATATAACCAATAAAGATTTTGATGGTTCTGGAGTTCCGGCATTTCTAACAATTTTAGAATAATCATAATATTGATTTTTTTGACCCTTATTAAGAGTAAAAGAATTGGTGATATCTTTATATTTTCCTGGAGTAATAGTTTGTATTTCTGTTTTTATGTTTGAATCTGAAAATACGATTGATTCTGATTCTAAAAATCTTTCAGAATTTAAATATACAATTTTCAAAAAATTCGATTCTTCTGGTATATTTGAAACAACTCTTGCCACTGCTTTACTAGTGTTTCCAAGAATATTCTCGCCAACGATAGCATTTGTTGTTACATTAGCACTTGCACTAAATTCAATTTTATCTAAAACTGGTGCAGAAGAATCAAATGATTCATATACTGATATTATCTTTACAACATCAGGATAATTTAATGATATTTCTTCATCTTGAATTCTTAGACCATAATATTGATTATATGTAAGACCATCATCAATTGAATTATTACTTCCTGTTCCTGATTGTGGATATTTTGATTTTCCTACAGTTAAAGTTTGACTTCTATTATAAGTTTTTACCTTACTCTGAATTCCATTTTTGACTAAAGTTGTATTTACTACAACGCTACCATTAGGTAATCCACTAATAGTTACTGTTCCAGAGTTCAAAACAAATTGATCTGAAGTTATTTTTGATGTTGTTCCATTATCATAATGCACTGAATACCTTTCTTCATCAAATGCTGCAAAAAATGCACTACTAATTCCAACAATATTTGCTGGTGTAAGTGTTAGTACATTATCGCTTACACTTACACCAGTTATTTGATGGGAAATTGATAATAAAGAATCCGAAAGATTTACTGAAGAAATATTAGAATCTGGTAATCTTGAATATAAAAATCCCCGAGATTCATTTCTTATAATAGGAGCGCCAATAAATGCATTATAATTTCCATCTACATGAGCACCGCTAAATATTCCAGAAATTCCTGTAATATCTGCAATTGTTAGTGATGTTCCGGTGGAAGAAACTGCAGTTACTCTATTAAAGGTTTCATCGATATTAGTAGATTGGTATCTAATAATTGATCCAACCTTTACTCCAGTAAATACTTTTCCAGGACTACTTACAGTGGTTGTTCCAGAGACAGTACTGATTGCAATTCCAACAACACTATTTGGAAATCTAAATCTTTCAAGTAAGCAATCTGAAGTGAATGCTGCAGATAATTCTGATATTGAGGTTGGTTGTTGTACTGATTTAATATCTTCTGTGGAATATGTTATTACAGATTTAATTGATCTTGGGAAATCTAATCCATTAATAAGTAATTGCTCACCAACTGAAAATGTTCCAGAAGTTTGTTTTAATCTAATTATGGAAGAATTTCCACCGGCAACTACCGCAAATCCACTGGCTCCACTACTTTTACCCTTTACATATGATGTTGCCGGTAAATCAGCATCAGAAATTAGTTGATTTAGAGTAATATGTGTATGTGTTTGAATATCAAACAAATACAAATCCCAATTAGTGGTATTTCCAGTGTAGGCGGAATCAGTTAAATTAAAATTATATACTTTTGCTATTCCAATAGTTGTAATACCTGCTTCGGATTTAAATCTATCTATTAAATTTATATCAAGTCCGCTTTTGGGTGTTCCTGATACATTATTAACTCTTATACTATTTCCCATTTCGAAAGGAATATTTACCTGTTTAACAGATTCAGTATCTCTTGATTTATTAACATCAATAATTGTAGTTGAAATTTTTATCTATATCATATCCCCTAACATAAGCCTTTCCTGGAGATATTTTTAAACACATCAAATCTTCGGATGGTTTATTATTCTGTTCGGTTGTTTCAGTATCAAAAAACAAACCATTATTGCCCAATCTATCATTTAAAGAATTATTAACAGATACATTAAACGGAGAAACTGTATAATCACCAGATTCATCGTATGTTCTTTGTGCCATATAATCTTTAATTATATTATATTGCGTTTTTGACTCAATTATTTTAATTTTTCCATTTTCAACTCTCAATAACTCAATAAAATCTGTATCATTGAAATCAGACAATAATTTTTTAGTTAGTGTTAAATTTATTTTAAATCTATCTGCGCCCGGTGCCGCATAATTTGTAAATCCTTTGGATGGATCATATAATGAAGAGTCATCCTTTGCTCCGATAATCAATTCATCAATTTTTAATCCAACTCTATATGATGCTACATTTGTATAATTATCTAATATTATGGTTTGTTTCGAAACATTAACAAAGTAACCTCTAATAAAATATACACCGTCTCCAATGGATGCTGCAGAACCTATAGATGTTGCATCTGATGACAATAAAGATGCAAATGGTGTTCCTGCATTAATTGTAGTATTTCCATATGTTATATTTTCATCTGCAATTAATGATTCACCATTCTCAAATGGATTAAATTCGAAATTATTATCAGAATCTATATATTTGACATATATTGTTAAGTCATCAACATTAATATCATCAGGAAAAGCAATAAATTGAATTGTTGCGGTTGTTCCTGATATTTGACCTGTTACTTTCTTACCAATAAAATTTTTAATATAAAGAGAAACATCAACTCCAAAATTACTTGAATTTAGTTTGACTGAATTAAAATTTCCATCATATGCAATATTTCCAGGAATCACCATCGATCCTTCTTTAAAGATATGACCACCAAAAGATTTTACCTGATCTTGTAAAAGAGATTGTAATGTTGTTAGTTCTCTTGCCTGTATAGGATATCCTGGTTTAAATAAAACTTTATAGAAATTTTTTTCAGAATCAAAATCATCATAATATGGACTAATATTTAAATCTGTTTTTTGTGCCATTTTTAGTTAGAATTCTAGAATAATTTTAATGTCTTCTTTTTGTCGAATATCCCTTGTCACCAAAGGACGATTATCAATATAAATTATTTCTCCTGACTTTGTATTTATCTCTGGATTTGAAAGTCCTCCCGTGAAAGTTACTCCCAAATCTATAACTTTTCCACCAACTGTTATTTTATTACTGTTACTTGCAAATGTAGTATCAATAGAAGAGGTAAATGAAGGAGAAGATCCTACAATATTTTCTGCAGAAGATTCAAAAGAAAGAACTTTAGATTCTGAAGATACCTTATTATAATCAGTTTGATCTATTTTTAAAGAATTTTCAAAATATAATGATCTATCTCTAAAATATTTTAAAACTTTTGTTTCTTTATCATAAGATGCAAC